ACATGATCAAGATTAAAATTGAGTGTATCCATTTCAATATCAACGAACACAGGCGTCAATCCGTTTTGTACCAACGGAGCAATCGTAGTTGGGAAGCCAACAGGTGATACGATAACTTGATCACCATCTTTCCAACCAAGACGCTTCTTGAGCGCAGCAACCATAGTAAGGTTGGCTGATGATCCAGAGTTGACCATATGACAATGTTTGACATTGAACTTATGACCAAATGCCCACTGAAACTTGGCAACGTTTTCGCCAGAAACCAGCCATTTACCCGTCAAGAATGCAGTGACACCAGCAATGATTTCTTTCTCATCCCAATATGGACCAGAATAGAATACTGTATCTTTCTCAGGATTGAATTGTTTGCAGTTGTAAGCATACTTCGGTGTGCCAACAGCGGCAACCAATTCTTCAATCATTGTCTTTACATCAGATCCAGTCATATAGTCCTCTAAATGTTTCAATACGTTTAGCCAATGCGTCTTTCACATTACTCATTGCTGAATAACTTGGAATCACGCAATTTGATCGATCAGCGACAGTTGCTGCTTTAAATTCTTCTTGCGTGAACCATTGCGGCTCGAGTCCCAACATCTCAGCAATTTCATGCGTTGTTACAGTTCCTTGATTCACAAGATTATATGGACCCCTTCCAAGATCTCTTTCAATAATGTCAGAAGCAATTGAAACTGCTTCATCTAAATCAGAGATTGAATTGGGTCCACCTTCCACTAGTTTACCTGAATTTGAGTATTTGGTCAACTTTGTAAAGAGATTTTTATCTTCGTATGCACTTGTGAATGGCATACGAATTCTAAACACAACTGCTTTATCTAGCAAATAACTATCAGAAATTCCTTTGCTCACTGAATAAATGCTTCCGAAATAATTCGGTTCTGCTTTCTCAGAAGTGATTGTGCCTTTGTAAATACATCCACTTGAGAAATGAGCAAATTTAATCCCCATTCTCTTGCACTGTTCATATAGCAAAACAGGATAAACTGCATTTGCTTCGATCGTTTTCTTCTTTTCCTTTTCGCAAGCATCAACATTTGGTTTGCCTGTAAAGCCAGCGCAATTAATTACCCAATCATGCTGAATGCCCGCTTTCTCAATATTGTAAGTATGGGGGACATATTTTACAACATGCCCACGGATAACCATCTCCGTGAACATCTTATGTCCAACCCAACCTCTACCGACGATTAATATATTCATATTGTTGAAGTATTTTATTCAAATATTGACCATAGTCAGACTTTTTATATTTCTCAGCAGAAGCCGCAACTTGTTTTTCTGTGATCCATGCATTCTTAAATGCAATTTCTTCTGGACACGCGATCATCATACCAGTACGACGCTGAACGGACCCTACGAATACCGATGCTTCTGAAAGAGATTCAAATGTTCCAGTATCAATCCATGCAATACCACGATTGAGATATTCAACCTTCACATCGTGATTTTTCAAATACAAATTATTAATATCTGTAATTTCCAACTCACCTCTTGCTGAAGGAGAGATCTGCCATGCATAGTCTACTACTTTATTGTCGTAAAAGTAAAGCCCAGTGACGGCATAATTGCTTGGTGGATACTTTGGTTTTTCAAGAATGGCTTTTAGATCGCCATTATCATCTAATTCAACAACACCAAATCTTTCAGGATCAGAGACGTGATATGCAAACAGAGTGCAGCCCACGTTGTTCCAAGAAGCAGCATTGAAGCGATTGATTAATTCATTTCCATAGAAAATGTTATCACCAAGAATAAGTGTAACGTCATCTTTACCGATCCACTTTTCGCAGATACGGAAGCACTCAGCAATACCCTTTGGTTCATTTTGAATTGAATATGAAATATTCAACCCCCATTGAGAACCATCACCGCAAAGACGTTTAAATGCTTCTGCGTCATTTGGTGAATTGACAATCATAATATCGCGAATACCAGCCATCATCAATGTGGACAATGGATAATAAACCAGCGGCTTATCATATACTGGTAACAATTGTTTTGAAGTGACTTCAGTGCATGGATAGAGACGAGTGCCCATGCCACCAGATAGAATAATTCCTTTACGCATTATATCACCATTTACAAATTTGGTTAAATCAAATCAACGACTAATATATTTATGTATACTTTAACTCGTAATTTACCAAACCTTGTTTTGCTTCAAGATCATCGATTGCTGCCTTTGATCCAATGAATGAAACATTTGCATCACCAGACAACAGAAGTTTAAAGTAAACTTGCCCATTCTTCCATTTGGTCAAATCTAAATTTGCTTGATAGAATTTCTTACCAGAAAGAATTTCAGTGACAATCTTTTTACTAGAAGCATCTTGGTTTAATCTTCTTGCTATCTCTCTTGAAAAGGCAGCAGTGACTGACAATGGCAATTTTTGTTTCACATTATCTTCAATGTTCGGGTTTCTTTTTATTGCCGCTACAACAGTAGTTGCCGATACAGTCAACTTCTTTGGATTTTGTTTTATTTCCGTAAACACTCTATATGTTTCTGGTATTTGTCGTTTCGATAGATTTAAAATATTACGAATACCATATTCATAAACTATATTCTTTGCACCACGTTTAGAATTTAAATCTTCCACAGTTATATTTAATGATTTTGCAGTTTCTGCTAGATCTCCAATCACAGAAGTCCCCATTCTTTTACTGCTGGATAACACTTTTGGTAGAAGATTTGTGAAGACAGAAGCCTTTGCACCAGCACCTAATTTAGATGAAATTGGAATGATGGTTCCATCATTCAATACAAAGGCAGAATCAACACCAGAAAAAGATGGATCGTTTGGAACAATAAATTCTTTAATTTGTTTTCCTGCAAAAATATTTTGACTAAAAACCCCTGTGAATTTACGTCCAAGAACACAAACACCGATAACTAATTCACCAAGATATTTTCCAAGTTCATTAATATCAGAATCTTTTATTTGTTTATTCCAATTAAATTGCGTCAAATCACTTTTGAAGTAATCTTTTACAATATCATATATTGCTGCGCTGACTTTTCTATTTTGCTTCAACCCTGCAAGAATAGAATCAACTAATTGGGTTTTAGATGTGAATACTGCGCAATCAACATCCATTCCATTCAAAACTCGTTTTTCTGACGACCCACCTTTAATTAAAGTGGATGAGGTAATTCCCAAATTTTCAGTAGCACCTTTACGCCCAAAATATTGCATATTGAGCGTGCCAGCATTTATTTTAGTAGATGATGTGACTGACTGTGCGTAATATATAATACCAAATTTTTTACTGCTATTTGGTTTAGTGAATTTAAATAACGCACCAGATTTAACAGTTTTTGATTTTTTAACTTCTTTAAGTATTTGATAATTTGATGGCATTCTCTTCAAATCAGAATAGAATTGAAAGCCATCATAGATGTATTGTTGGTTGGTATCAAGATCTACCAAGACTGTCCCGATGTGCGCCGATGGATGAGTCAATCCTCTTGCCATTCTTATAAACCTTTTTTAGAAACTTTTTCCAAACTTTTGGATCTTGATTTCGAAAGTGCTTACGATACATAAAAACGGCTTCACATTCTCTCCAGCCAATCTTATGTGCCTTTCTCAACTTATTTATATCTAACTTCTCAGCCTGTGTTTCGTATGCATGTGCATCTAGTTCATCAGGATTGCCATAATACATCGCCTTCATCTTGTTTTGTTTCGGCTTTGGCTTGTATTCTTTTTGTATTAACAGAGGGCGTTGTTTCTGCTGGTGCTTATGGCGATATTCGTGATGAATAGCACGAATAATCTTCACAGCAAGATTCTTAGCACCATTTTCTGTTATAATAACTTTTTTAGTATCAGCGGGAAAGTTTAAACAGATGTAAATGTGCTCAGGGATTATATCAGATATCCTCATGCAGTAATGTCCGTTGACAATCACATTATGATCGGGATAGTATTCATCATCAAATCGTTCTGATGAGAAACAAACAATGTAAGATTTAAATGCTTTGTTTAGTTGTCGAATGATAGAAGGTACATGCTTCTCTCCGATCCAATTTTCGGCAAGAGCATATACCTTCTTTTCGATTTTCTTGAGTTGCATTATACTTTCAGATTCTTAAACTTATCTGTGCTTCGACCACGATCAAAGACTGGCTTTGAATCATTTTCTTGCATCACAGCATCTTGGGCTTTTTGCTCAAGATCATAAAGTTTCATCTTCGCTCGGTCAATACCAATCGTGAATCTCTTGTGAAGATTCGGATCATTATAACGATTCTTCAACTGTTTCACGAGAATCTGATTCAACTGTTGCAACTCTTCAGTACTAACAAGAGCAAACATAAAGTCAGCAGTAGCAGGGAGACCAAAACTCTCTGAAGTGTCTTCCAACCCAGGATCAGAGTTACTAAATCCTGAGCGAGTTGTCTGAGTAGCTGATACAATAGGTACATTATTCTCCACCGCCAAGCCACGAAGTTCTTCAGCAATTGCTTTGATATAGGTATATGAGTTGACATTCGCACCTGCCTTGATTCGAGCCGACGCACAAATATTTAGATAGTCAACAAAGATAATATCTGGACGGAAGTTCTTCTTCAGAGCCAGATCGTTAATCAATGCACGGAAGTGAGCAGGATTGGCTGACGCAGTTGGATATTCCTTAATGATCAACTTACCCTTTACGGAAGTCTTGAGTTTACCCATGCGCTTCTCATACATGTCTTTCGGCATGTTCATGAGATCATCAAGAGAGACGTTGAGAAGATTCGCATCAATACGTTCAGCGATTTTCTCTTCAGCCATTTCTAGAGTAATGTATAGAACGTTGTAGTTCTGAACCAAGCAACTAGCAGCCACATGGCACATAAACAGAGACTTGCCGACGCCAGTACCTGCAAGAGCAATGTTAAGGGTCTTTTGCGGCAATCCTCCTTTAGTGATCTTGTTGAAATACTCAAGATCGAAGGGGA